CCGCCAGCCGCGCGGCCTCCTGCGGATGCCCCATAATCCATTCCAGCGCATCCTGCGCGGCCATCTCCCGCAGCTTTTCGTTCGTCATGGCAGGTTCTTTCTTTCCGGGCTCTTCCGTGGCTCCCTCCGCGGGCGGCAACCCTACCGGAGCAACCCCTATAGCCGCCATTTCCCGCACAACGGCCTCCTTCACGCGTTGCTCAAATTCCCGCTCGTGCGCCTCCATCACGCGCGCTTGCTGCCCCTGCATGCCCCGGAACCCGTCATTTTCCGCCGCCAGCCTTTCGTTTTCGGCCACCAGCCGGGCAACTTCCCGTTCCAGTTCCTCCACGCTGTTTTTCCCGGCAAGCCCCACGGCGGCCATCATGCGGCGCAATACCGTGTAATTCTGCGGCGGCCCGCCCTTCTCTTCTTCGTCAGGGTCTTCCCCTTCCCCGCCGCCGTCCTCTTCTTTCCCCGGCGCGGCCGTTTCCTTTTGGCCGGAATCCGCAGCGGACGGAGAAATAACCTCGTCACACCAGCCTTCCTTCACGGCCGTTTCCGCGTTCATCCACGTCTCCGCGTTCAGCACGGCCAGCACGTCTTCCGGGCTCTTTCCGGTACGCTCCGCGTAAATGCCTGTCACTTGCCCTTCCGCGTCCTTCAGATCCGCCGCGTAAGCCTCAATCTCTTCCACCGTCCCCACCGCGCACCCGCGCGCCCGGTGGACCATATAACGGGAATTTTCCGAAATCAGCACACGGCCCGCCGCACAGGCAATCAGCGTCGCGGCGGAAGCGGCTACCCCGTAAATTTTGGCCGTCACCTCCATCCCGCACCCCTTGATAATGTCGTAAATCCCGGACGCCTCAAACAAATTGCCGCCCATGGAATTCAGGATGACTTCAAACTTCGTGCACCCCTCCGCCTTCAACTCTTCAAGGTGCTTCGTAAATTCGTCAACCGTGGCATTGCCGTAACCGATATAACCGGAAATGGTAGCCACCCCTACCTTCTCTTCCGCCTCCATGATGCGGGAAAAGGCAAGCATGCCCGTTTTTTTCTGTTCACCGGCACCGCCTTCCAGACGTGCCGCCATCTGCGCAAAAACAATCTTATTCATCACTTATTATTGTTCTGTACCCTTCAGGAGCTTTTTCAAAATTGCTATTCATGGGGATGCAAGCCATCTTCTTCCGCCCCGCCGCCCGTTCCCGGCTCTTCATCTTCCGGTTTCTCCGCCGCCGC